CATACTGTGCGCCCCTCCTACTTTTCACGCGGGGCAATTTTTTGGAAATCGGGAAGTTTTTGGCGAAACTTTTGAAAAAATAGGACCTTTTGAAAACTCTAAAAACAACATTAAAGAAGATTATAACTGGGGGCCGGAAAATGACTCGTTTTGAAGAATTGAAAAGTTACATTTCGGCCTTGCCGGATGACATACAAGCTATATTGACACCAGTACTGAAAGATATAGTCTACGAAGAAAAAATGCTGGATAAATTCCGCGACAATCCAAAGACGAAAACAAACGCGGCGATGTATAAGGCTTACAGGCAGACGAAACAAATATATCAGGCTGACTTAAAAATGATTTTGTGGCAGCTGCGGCAAAACGAAACATCGGCGGCTGATGATCTGTTATCAAGATTGGCAGAATTCGAATGACTTATCTTGAAGAATACAATTACCTGATACAAGGCAGACACGTTATTGCCGGCTATTGGCTGAAAAAAGAAATTGAAAATCTTATCGAAGATTTGCAAAACCCGGCTTATATTTACGATACGACCGAAGCGCATAAAAGAATTAAATTTATGCAAACGTTATGTTTGCAAAGCAAACATCCGTATTTCGGAAAGCCTCTTGAGCTTATGCCGTGGCAGCTTGCATTTTGGGAAACGGTTTACTCTTTCAAAATGAGCGATACCAAACTACGCCGTTTTGTTGAAGTGCTCCTTGAAATCGCAAGAAAAAACGGCAAAAGCACAATGTTGGCCGGCGACGGGAATACCGATTTGTTTATCGGCACCGGAGGTTCGGAAGATTGCTGCGCGTCAAATGATGATAGGCAAGCAAAATATATATGGCGAGAAATCGCCGGAATGCGTGACCGGTTGGATCCGAAAAAGGCTATAACAAGCCGGAATTTAGTTGAAATTCGAAACGACCGAAAGAACATCATCATTTCGCGCATGTCAAGCAAAACACAAAACAAAGACGGCGGAAATTATACAAAAACGTACCTTGACGAAGCTCACGACATAGATGAAGAGAACGGTAACAGTGAAATTGCCGAAGCTTGTTGGCGCGGAATGTCGACAAAAGATGATCCGTTATTTATCACTTGCACAACGCAAGGCTTCAGCCGTGACGGGTGCTTTTTGGATAAAAAAATCGCGCACGCAAAAGCAGTTATCGAGGGCGAAAAAGAAGATATACACTTTTTGCCGTTTCTTTATGAACAAGACAATGAACAAGAAATTTGGCAAGATGAGAGCAGTTGGGAAAAGTCGAATCCGTCTTTGCGATACGGCGTTAAAAAAATGTCAAAACTCCGTCGCGATGTTGACCTTGCTCGGACTGATAAAGAAGCACGATTGCATCTGCTTTGTAAAGATTTCAACATCAAACAAAACAGTGCGCAGGCGTGGCTTCGTTCTGAAGACTTTATGTATTTGCAAGAAAAACAAAGCCTTGAAAATTTTCGCGGCTGTTTTTGTTTGGGTGCGCTTGACTGTTCGCAAACAACAGACCTTACAAATTTAAAGCTCTTATTTATGCGTCCAAACGATAACACAAAATATGTTTTTTCACATTATTGGATTCCGGAAAGCAAATTAACCGACAGCTCAGACAAGAGCGCGGGTGCTCGTTATGAAGAATGGGCGCAAGCAGGATATATAACGATAAGTAAAGGAAGCATCATCGATTTAACTGATGTAACACGCTATATCTCAGAGCTTAAAGACCTTTATAACATACGCATTTTAAAATGCGGATACGACAAAGCATACGCTCGTGAATTTGAAAAGAGCATCGACGATTTAAGCCCGACTATGCGTGAACCCATAAATCAAAAAGTAATGTCAACGCCGATGAAATGGGTTGAGCGCGATTTTGAAAATCACGTTATAAATTACGGAAACAATCCCGTCGACGCTTGGTGTTTGGGTAATGCTTGCTGCTATATCGACCGGCACGAAAATTACAGTTGTAAGAAATCACAGGCGAGTAAACGAATTGACGGAGCGGTTGTTTTTATAATTTTATATGCAACGCTTTTAAAGTTTAATTCGGAATTTCAAAACGCAATAAAATAGGGGTGATTCACACGGGATTATTTAATTTGTTCAAATCGAAAAAGAAAAAACAAAGCGGGCTGACATATGCGCCGACGATGACCGGAAATGCACCGTTTTACTCTTCTTTCGGTGAAAGCGTTTACGCTTCGGACATAATAGTTCAATCAATCCGCTGTAAAGCGAATGAGTTCAAAAAACTCGACCCGCGACATATTCGGACAACTAACGGTGAACAGTCGGTAGTGAGCGATAGCAGCATCGCAAAGGTCCTGAAAAGGCCGAATGAGTACATGACCATGGCTGACTTTTTGGAAAAAATAACAATTTTGCTTGAGCTCACAAAAAACACGTTTATTTATCCGACATCTTATAAGACAAAAGGCGGCGAAAAATATTACACGGGGATTTATCCGCTGAAGCCGTCTGAAGCGCAATATATGACCGACGCAGCAGACGTTTTGTATTTAAATTTGAGATTCGCAAACGGTTATGAAATAACGCTTCCCGCAGATAGCGTTATACATTGGAGAAAAGATTACGGAGTTAATGATTATTTCGGCGGCGGAATGTTCGGCGGCGATGACAACTCCGGGCTCTTAACAATGCTTCAACGCTACGACCAATTGACGCAGAGCATCGCAAAAGCGGTTAAATGTTCTTGCCAAGTAAATGCGGCGATAAAGGTAAATACATATGCTGAAACGGATGAGCTTAAGCAGAAACGCGAAGAATTTGAGGCTGATATTATAAACAATAAGAGCGGACTACTTGTCATGGACCAATCAAGCGAATTTGTGAACATTCCGCGAGATGTAAAGCTTGTTGATGCCGACACGCTCAAGTTTTTTTATGATACAATTTTGCGCGCTAACGGGTGCAGCCTCCCGATACTTAACGGCGATTATACGAAGGCACAAAAAGAAGCTTATTATGAGCACGCTCTCGAAGCGGATATAAAAGGCTTGGGACAAGCTATGTCGCGAGTGCTTTTTACTGAACGCGAGGCAGCATTTGGTAACGAGATAATCCTATATCCTAATGACATATCGTTTATGTCGATGGAAAATAAATTGACAGCATTACAATTAGGGCTGCCTGCCGGCATATTCACAAAAAACGAAGCCCGAGAGTTGCTTGGATATGCACCCATTGAGGGCGGCGACGTAATGCCGAGAGGATATAACGAAATAGACACGACAAGCACAGGCGAAAGCGAGGAAAAAAACGATGAGTAAAAAAAGAAACGATTATTTTTTGCAGCGCGGCTTTACCGCCGAATTCAGAGCGGCGGGAGCAGATGACGAAAACACAGGACATATCGTCGAGGGCGTCGCGGCTGTCTGTGAACAAGAAACACGCATACAAGATTTTTTCGGCGAATTTATAGAGGTCATTCGAAAAGGCGCGTTTGACGAAACAAACTTTGATGACGTGCGCTTCTTAGTGAATCACGATTTTAACGGCATTGCTCTTGCCCGAAGCCGGCGAAATAATAAGAGTGATAAGCCTAACACAATGCAGCTTTTCGTAGACGATAACGGCGATGTAAATATAAAAGCAGATCTTGACACAGAAAACAACGAACAGGCCCGCGCTCTCTATTCGGCCATAAGCCGCGGGGATATGGACGGAATGAGCTTTTGCTTTTACGTTTCGGAAGATAATCAGAAATGGAGTGAGCGCGACGGAGTAAATGTTCGTGAAATATTGAAGGTCGATAAAGTTATCGAAGTTTCAGCTGTTAACTTCCCTGCATATGGGGGAACTAACATAGATAGCCGGTCGCTGGATAGTGACCGCCGAGCACTGGATAGGGCCCGCATCGCGTTGGATAACGCAAAAAAAACAAAGCCTGATTACAAGGCAAAAACGTTAATTACAATGTACAAAAAGTGAGGTAAAAAACATGAGAATGAAAGAAAAGCTCTTAAAGCTTTTAAAAGCAAAAAAAGAGCAGCGTGACGCTCTTAACAAATCAATGATTGAGAGCGAGAACAAAGAAGAGCGCGCCGCTATCGGCGAAACTCTTAAAGCTCTTGGCGAAGAAATCAACGAAGTTGAAGAAATGCTCGCACAGGTTGACGAGCCCGCACCCGATGGGCCCGACGCAGGTGATAAGGGCGACAACTCTCGACAGCTTGACCCAATTGCAACGTTTAAAATGAGGGATCAAAAACCGTCTGCTGTTAAAGACCGTTATGATACGGAGGAATACCGCAGCGCGTTTATGGACTTTGTTTGCAGGGGCATTAAAATTCCTGCTGAAATGCGCAAGGATGAAGTGACCAAAACAACAGATGCAAGCGCAGTTATCCCCACGACAATTCTTAATGAAATGGTTGTCGGACTTAAAAATTACGGCAATTTGTATGCAAAGGTTCGTAAACTTAACATACAGGGCGGCGTGCAAATTCCGATTTTGTCACTAAAACCGGAGGCTAAGTGGATTTCTGCCAATACCGCAACAAGCGAAAGTGACAAACAGAAGATAGCGTCTAATACAGCTGTTACATTTAATTATTATGGTTTGGAATGCAAAATTTCGCAGACTTTGCTCACAAATGTTACAACACTTGACATGTTCCAGCAGATGTTTATTCCGCTTGCAATGGAGGCTATTGCGAAAGCTTGGGATATTGCAATAATCTCCGGCAGCGGTACGGGCGAACCCTTAGGAATCACCAAGGATAGCCGAGTACCTACATCACAAGTAGTTACACTTGCTGCTGCTGACGTCGTTAAATGGGATGCGTGGAAGAAGAAAGTTTTTGCAAAAATTCCCTCCGCTTATCGTAGCGGTTCGTTCATTATGGCTCAGGGTACCTTTGACGGGTATATAGATGGAATGGTCGACAGCAACGGACAGCCGATTGCACGCGTTAATTACGGAATTGAAAATGGCGAATCATACCGTTTTGGCGGCAAGGAGGTTGAAATTGTTGAACCAGAAGTAATAAAAGACTGGGATAGTGCAACGGGTAACGCTACGACTGGTGATGTTATTGCCATCTTTGCAAACCTGAAAGATTATGCAATTAACAGTAATCTTGAAATGAAAGTCGTAAAATGGGAAGACAATGACAACAACGAAATCAAAAACAAAGTCATTCTCATCGCCGACGGAAAGCTTGTCGACCCTAACGGTGTAGTTATCGTTAAGAAAGGCGTATAAACAATGAGAACTATTGACGCATTAAAAGCCCTTGCTGTTGCGCTCGGTTGCGCAGCAAGTGTCGCAAAAGTAACGGGAAACACCGTCGACGAGGTTGTTAATTTTATCGCAGCAAATTTGCCCGACACCTACAAGGGCAAGGTTGCTGGAACTTAATTTAAACAAGGAAGGTTTATGTGATGCAATTGACAGAAGCCGAAAGGCTGGCAAAAGTGAAATATGCTTTATATGGCGACGCAACGCAGAGTTATAACGACGAGCAGCTTAAATTATACATCGAAGAAGTGCTCGACGAAATGATTCATGCCGGCGTTAAGGAAAATGTTGCAAAAAGCGCGGCGGCTGTCGGTTGTATCGCATGCGGCATTAACGACATCTGGAATTTCTCAAGCGGCACTGTCAAGCATAGCGAATATTACAATCGAAGGCTGGTTCAACTCACTTTGAGAAGAGGCGACGAAGATGATGTATAGACCGTCGGAAGCCGCACAAATGACGACTGCAATTCAATTGCAGCAACCGATTAAAACGAAGTCGTCCGGCGTTAGTCAAAAGTCATACGGCGTTAGTCAAAAGTCATACAAGGATGTTGACGGCATTGTTATGGCGAATTTCAAAACATACGGCGGAACAGAAAAAACCGACAATGGGATTTTGTCGATTGAAGAAACAGCGCAAATCGTATGCCGGTATCGCCCGGATATTAAAAGCGATACCCGAGTAGTCCTTTTGAAGACGGGTGCGATTTATGAAATCTTGGGCGAGCCGGAGAACATCGAAATGCGAAATATGTTTTTGAAATTCAAAATTCGCAGAATAAAAGGCGGTGCTTGATTTGGCAAAATCGGGAATCACTTTAAAGCTTGACGGTTTCGAGGAAATGTTGAAAGACATTGAAGCGGCAGGCGGTACGATTAACAAGGCTGTCGATAGTACAATGAAGCAGTCGGCGCAGATTGTCCAAGCTGAATTAAAAAAGCAAATGCAGGGCGCAAGCCCTAAAGCAGTTGACAGCGGATTGATAAATCGAATGTCGTCGTCCGTTAAATGGGAAGGTAATGTATGCACGGCAGAAGTAGGATATGAAAAAGGCAGCTATAATCCGAAAAAACTCGATGACGGTTACAAGGCAGTTTTTATAAACTACGGAACACCGAGAATTGCGCCGAGGGGATTTATAGGCAAGGCAAAGGAAAAAGCAAAACAGCCTGTTAAAAAGGCGCAGGAGCAAACATTTAAAAAGATTTTAGAGAGGTTGCAAAAATGAAAAGGTTGTTGATAAGTGAATTAAATAAATTCGGTTATCCTGTCTATTTGCAAGGCTCTTTAAACGCTGACAAAGCTTATCCCGACACCTTTATAACATTTTTCACTGATTATACAACGGACGGTTCGCATTATGAAAACAATGTTAATTCTATCGAATGGAATTTCAGCGTTATTCTTTATTCAAACAATCCGCAAATTGTAAATGAAAAGCCGATTGAAATTATTAACGCATTAAAGAAAGCGGGATTTATTCCGCAAGGCAAAGGACAGGACGTCTTTAGCGATGAACCGACACACACGGGGTGGGCTATGGACTTTAAATATCTTGAATATCAAAATTAAAAAAGGTGGTAGACTATGGCACAGGAATACAGAGGTTGCAGAAAACTTGTTTATGCAGAGGTAAAGACCGATACAGCCGAGGGTATGACTTTTGGCGAAGTTAAGCCGTTCGCGCCCGTTCAGACTATAAGCAAGAATGTTGAATATTCAACGGCAACAAGCTATTACGATAATGTAGCACACAACACGAGAAAATCAGAGGGCGCAGACGAAACAGAGTTTACACACGCTGTACCGTCTGACGAAGTTATGGCAGATATTGAGGGCAAATATTATGATCCGACTACAGGAATTTATTCCGACAGCCCTATATCAAACAAAACCTTTGCAGTAGGTTATATTTTTGATGAAGAGGGCGATAGCGAGGAAGAAAATTTCTGTTGGAAGCTTAAAGGTACTTTCAAAGTCGGAAGCGTTGAACATCAGACGAAAGATGACGGCACAGATGTAACCAATGTTACAACTACATTCACCGCGATATATCCGCAGGCTACCTTTACTCACGGCGGCGCAGACGGAACAGGCGGCAAGTCAAAGGGCGTACGCATTAAGAAATCTAAGGGAATTATGACCGAAGAGGAATTTTTCAAGACACCGCAGACAGTGGATACCGTTTTTACAGCGGCGAATAAAAGTAAAGGATAAAAAATTATGGCTAAATTTGAATTGCCGATTTATGGCGAAAACGACGAACATGTTAAAACATACGCAACAGATCATATCCGTTGGAAGCTTTTTATTAAAGCCGCAGAAATTCAAGGAAGCGCAAAATTAAACGGCGATGATACAGCGGATAAAATCGAACAAATAGCCGATTTACTTAAAAATGTTTTCAGCGGCATAACCGATGAAGACCTTGAAAACGCTGATGTGGTAGATATATTCAGCACCTTTGAGCAGATTGCAAACATCGGCAATTCAATTAAAGGCGGTAAAGCAAAAAACAGATAAAGGGCGAGGGGGCGGCTTCCCCTTGCCCTCATTCTTTAGAATATGAACTGATGGATTTCACCGCCGAAGTTAGCAGGGCGTTTAACACAACACCGTTTTTTGTCTTTGAGCAAAACGCGGAAGATGTAATTATGCTTATCAATTACTTTATTGAAAAAGACGATAACGGCGAAATCGTGAATGCTCAAAACTTCACAAATAACGAGCATAAGAAAAAGGTTGAACGAATTAAAGTTAATTCGCAGACGGCTACAGGCGGTTGGTGGTAATCAAAAGGTGGTGAACGTATATGAGCGAAACACTCGGTGCCAGTTTTCAAATTGATGTATCTAATCTAAAGGCAGGACTTGCACAGGCAAACAGACTAATTAGAGAGAGCAACAGCGAATTTAAAGCGGCGGCGGCAGGAATGGGCGATTGGACTAAATCGCAGGACGGCTTGACAGCTAAGATTAAGAATTTAAACGCTGTTGCAAGCACTCAGCAAAAAAAGGTTAACGCCTTACAAAGCGAATATGATCGCCTTATTGCGGACGGCTTAGACCCTACGAGTGCGGCGGCTGTTAAGTTAAGAACACAAATTAACAACGAAAAAGCGGCACTCGCACAAACTCAGTCTGAAATTAAAAAATATAATTCTGCACTTGATGATATGAAAGCAAGTGCGAATGAAAATATTTCCGCAGGTCAAAAACTGAAAAATGAAATATCAAGTCAGCAAGACAAGCTCAGCATGCTCAAAGCGAAGTATCAAGATGTTGTACTTGAGCAGGGAAAAAACTCACAGGCGGCTAAAGACTTAGCAAAGGAAATTAACGCCTTAAATTCTGATCTCAACAACAACAAACGCAAATTGAACGAAAGCGAAATTGCACTTGATGACACAGCGAAAGCCGCGAAAGATAGCGGAGACGGTTTCACAATTGCAAAAGGTGCTATTGCGGATTTTATAGGCAATGGGTTAAGCAAGATTGTTAGCGCCGCAAAAAATGCAATATCAAGCATTATAGGGATTGCCGATGAAACAAGAGAATTTAGGCAAGATTTAAACACGCTTACAACGGCTTACAATGAGGTAGGATTTTCGAACGAACAGGCAACGGACACTTGGAAAGAGCTTTACGGCATTTTCGGTGAAGATGACAGAGCGGTTGAAGCTGCTAACAACATTTCGAGAATGTCAAAGAATCAGCAAGACTTGAATATGTGGACTAAGATAACAACAGGCATATGGGGCACATATCAAGACGCGCTACCCGTTGAGGGCTTGGCAGAAGCCGCCGGCGAGACGGCAAAAGTCGGAAAAGTTACAGGCGTTATGGCTGACGCGCTCAACTGGAGCAGTGAAGCGGCACAAATGTTTTCAAAATATATGAGCGATGATGTCACAACCGCCGAAGACGCGTTCAATGTTGCATTGTCACAATGTACATCTGAGCAAGAGCGGCAAACATTAGTAACCGACACGCTAACGGCGTTATATGGCGATGCCGCCGATACATACCGAGATACCGCAGGCGGTATTATTGAAGCGAACAAAGCAACAGCCGATTTAACATTGTCTCAAGCTTCATTGGGTGACAAGATAGAGCCTATACAAACAGCGGTTAAAGACGGATTCGGGAAAATTCTTGATAAAATTCTTGAATTAACAGATACCGTTGATTTTTCCGCATTCGCTGATAAAGTAAGCGAGGGTTTCGATAATTTCATCAATGACGTTTTACCGAAAGTTGTTAACGGCTTTCAATGGATTATTGACAACAAAGAGGTTATCGGAGCTTTAGCAGGAGTTATAGGAACAGTAGCCGTTGCGCTCGGTGTACTTAATACTGTTCTTGCTATTCAGTCCGCTATAATGGCGGCAAATCCTACGACTTGGATTATAATGGCAATCGTTGCGGCAATCGCCGCCCTCATTGCAATAATTGTCCTTTGTGTTAAGCATTGGGACAAAATCAAGGAAGCAGGACAAAAGGCAGGCAACGCAATAAAAGAAGCGTTTTCAAAAGCCGCTGATTCCATAAAAAATGTGTGGAACAGTATTCCGGAATTTTTTTCGGGGATTTGGAAAAAAATAAAAGAAAAGGTTTCAAGCGTAGGTACAAAAACAGGTGAAGCAATAGGCGGAGCGTTTAAGAAAGCGATAAACTCAGTTATTGCAACGGTTGAAAAAGGAATTAACTTTATCCCTAACGCTGTCAACAAAATGGTTGGCAAAATAAATCAATTGCCGGGCGTTAGTATTTCGCCCATTCAAACTGTGTCACTTCCGCGACTTGCAAAGGGCGGTGTTGTAAAAAGGGCTACAACCGCAATGATAGGTGAGGACGGCGCAGAAGCTGTAATACCGCTTGAACGAAACAGAAAATGGATCAGAGAAGTTGCAAAAGAGTTTTTAGCACAGCAAAAGCAAGGCGAAAAGGTTGTTATAAATCAAACTAACAACTATTCACAGGCTCATAGCCGTTATGAATTGTGGAAGTCGGAAAAAGCTACCGTTAGTGCTGTTAAATTAGCTTTGAAAGGGGTGTAAAATATGACAGGCGAATTTACTATAATTTCACCCTTAGGCACAGAGCTTGAATTATTTGATAACAAATATTTCACGCTTGACGATATAGAAGGTCAAACAGAGATTAACAATTCAATTTCAAGCTCAAAGATAAGCGGAGCGGACGGCGAAACGGTTAACAACGTTGCAACAGATGTTAGACCGCTTGTTTTTACTCTAACTATCAATGAGAATATAGATGTTGAAGAAGCAAAACGGTATATCTTGCAGTATGTCAAGTCAAAGCATAATCACACTATCAAGTGGAAAAGAAACAACAAAACGCTTGAAATCGTGGGCCTGTGTGAAAAAATCGTAATGGCACGATGGCAACAAGGCATTGCTATGCAGATAACATTTTTCTGCGGTCAAGCGTATTGGGAAGATGCCGAAAACATAGTTAATGAAATAAGCGCGATTAAAGATATGCACTACTTCGCAAAAGGGAAAGGCAAAATGCTTTATTTCGCGCTTGGAAGCCCTCGCCCTTTGGGTGTTTATGATACCATACGCACCCGAACGTTCAACAATACAGGTGATAGCGATGTAGGAATGATTATCGAGATAACCGCTCTTGCAAAAGTTAAAAATCCTGCTATATATGCAAGCACCGATGAATTTATCGGGGTTGACAATGTAGAAATGAAATCGGGCGATGTTATCCGGATTAACACAAACAAGGGCCAAAAAGATATAACATTAAACGGCGTTTCAATTTTGGATAAAATCAAAATCGGCAGTACATTTTTACAACTTGAAATTGGAAACAACACTTTTACAATTAAAAGCGATGATAACAATTTAACAAGCGTTTATTTTAATCTCATCTATAAGCAGAGGTATGTTTAAATGATTGATTATGTAGAAGTAAGAAATGGAACAAGCCGAAAATTGATAGGCATTATTGACACCGCAAAATCTGTAATATGGGAAACGGTTTATTACGGCGTTGGGACGTTTGAGATATATGTTGAAGCAACAGAAAAAAACATTGAGCTGTTGAGCGTTGAAAATCTTGTCACTCGCCCAAATGATGTGAATTGTGGCATAATTTCTAAAATTAAAATTACCGACAACGAACAAGACGGCACAATGATTGTTGCAAGCGGCAGTTTCGCAAAAATCATACTTGACCGCAGAATTATTTACAAATTCATTAAAACATATAGCATAACACCTACAACATTAAGAGGGAACGTTGCAAATGCCGTTTGGACTGTTATAAATAATAATTGCGTTAATAGCTCAAATGCTGCCCGAAATTTCTCGAAATTCGCAAGGGGCGCAATTAACAATTTGCCGCAAACAATTGTTGATGAAAACGGCAACGCCGCCGACAAGCAAGTTACATATACAAACTTGCTTACATTCACCGATAGTTTGCTTCAAGAATACAAAATAGGCGCGTATGTGTGGCTTGACCCTTTAACTCTTGATTTCCTGTATGTAATGTATCAAGGCGCGGAGCGGTTCGTAAACAACCGCGCAGGAAACAAGCCTTTAATATTCGGCAATCAGTTTGATAATTTAACATCAAGTAGTTTTTCAAAAGATAACAGCGAACTGAGGACAACCGCAATTATAGGCGGTGAGGGCGAGGGTGCAGACCGCTTTGTTGCCAGAACGAATGACAATGTAACAGGCTTTGACCGCCGCGAATTATTTGTTGACAGCTCAAGTATTTCAAAAACAGTCAAAGACGAAACAACAGAGGATGAAACCGTTTTGCCCGACAGCGAATATGAAGCCTTGTTAATTCAAGAGGGCAGGGCAAAGATAACAGAAAACAAAGTTGTCGAGGGCTTTTCTTGCGAAGTGGATTTGACAAATTCAAAGCTGAAGTATTTGACAGATTACAATATCGGCGATCTTGTAACTATTGAAGATACGCACTTAAAGCAATTACATAATGCAAGAATTTTAAAAATAACCGAAGTGCAAGACGAAAACGGTTATGCGATTTCCGCAGAATTTGGATTTTAAAGGGGGAAATTAAAAATGGCAGAACATTTTGGATTTTTCGATGCCTTGGAAACGGCAGACGGACTATATGACCGTACATATTCGGCGCGTGACTATAGCGAAAATTTAGCAACGATTATAAGCAACGGCGTTTTACGTTCAACAAATGATGATCTGAAAGTTACGGTTAATGGCTTGACCGTAACCGTAGGAATAGGCAGAGCGTGGATAAACGGCTGTTGGTATCATAACGATAACAATTATGTTTTTCCAGCCGTAACCGTTCCGACAGGCGGCGCACGGTATGACCGTGTTATATTAAGGTACAGTAACGTACTTTCTGATCGTGATATTAAGCTTATATATTTGCAAGGCGAAGCGGTGAGTAGTCCGAAAAAACCTACAATAACAAGGAATGATGATGTTTATGATCTTGTTCTTGCCGATATATACGTCGGCACAAATGCAACAAGTCTTTCTGTTAAAGATACCCGAAGTGATGCACAGCTGTGCGGCTGGGTGTATTCAACTTCCGGAGACAACTCATTTTTCAAAAGCCTTGACGGAGCATTTAATGAGTGGTTTGAAGCAACAAAAAATACGTTATCAAGCGTAACACTCTTTAAACGCTATAATTGGCGCACAACGATTGAAGCTGAAACAAACACAGTGTCGTTTGATATTCCCCAATATGATGTCGAGACAACATTCATTGAAGTATATACAAATGGCGTTCTTAACACCGAAGGCGTTGACTACACGCTTGAAAACAGTGTGATAACGTTTAGCGGCTTGCCGCTTACGGCCGGTACAGAGGTTGAAGTAAAATGCTACAAGTCAATCGACGGTACGGGAATATTAAGTGTGGCAGATGAAATAACCGCTTTGCAAAATGCCGTTGCCAAATTAAATGCAGCTGACGAATGCGAATATAAATGCAACGGAGCCGATGACAACGTGAAGCTTTCGGAACTTGCGCAAGCGTGGTTGAGCGACGATCTCGATTACAGCTCAAAAACAATAAAGATATATGGAATATTTGGCGCGACTGCTGCGTGCGCAGGCGCAGGCACGGCGGCCAATCCGTATAAATGGTTTAATTTTGGATTTGATGAAAGCGTAAAGAGGCGTATAACTTTTGATTTCTCGAACTGTACACAAATATCGCTGCCGATAACAGCCGGCACATCAAATGTTGTTTTTGCCGGCTCAGATGTGCACGTTATCGGCGCAAATGTAATCGCAACACAAAGTGCGACAAATACAAACATAAAAATGTTCGATTCAAACATCGGCTCTGTATCTGCTGAGGATTGCCGTTTTTGGATAACAGCTTACAGCGGAAGCTTTATATCTCAAACTGGTAATTTCACAAACTGCCGCGCCAGCGTGGCGAATGCATCGGGCGATTCGTACTGTTTTCAGCCGGCAACGGCAAGTTTGCTCAAAATTAACGGCGGCGAGTACTACGGATACACCGGTGGAAGCGCCCACAAGAGTGCCGTAATCGGGCAAACAACGGGAAATGCCGTTTCTGTTTTGTGCGGCGTTAACGCGCCCACAGTAGCACGTTCCGGATATTACCAAACGCACGCAATCTTTCAGGATACAACCGGCGGACGTCTTAATTGTTCAGATTTAATCAGCGAACTCGCCGTATCGGTTGCACCGAACATAAGCGATGTTCGCGGTACGATTGCCAAAAGCAAACCGGGAACTATTTAAATTAAACATTGCTTACCTGCCATGTGTAGGCTGAGCGGAGAAAACGCCGACATTTATTTGTCGGCGTTTTTGTTTAAAAAAATCTTTATTTTACAAAAAACTTTGAAAAAAGTGTTGACATAATCGTACGTCTATGTTATAATATAGTCACAGTTAAGGAAGATAACAAATCCAAAACAGAAGGACAAAGAAAAATGAAAGTTTATATCAAAGAATGGTTTTTTAATAAAAATTGGTGTTCGATTATTAGAAACTATATGCTGAACGAACGCGCTGTTTACGTTATCGGCGAAACTGAAAAAGCATACAAAGTCGAGGGCGGCTTCACAACTCAGGACGGAGAACGGGAAAACACTTTTGATTTTTGGGTTCCGAAATCTTGTACAATGACTGAGGAAGAATACGCCGCCGAACAAAAGGCATTTGCCGAAAGACAAGAAGAAATTGAAAAACACTTCAAAGAAGGCTGCGAAGCTTACGAAGCGTTGCTCAAGTTTGCAAAAGAAAACAATGTTAAAGGCGTTCGTAAAGGAATGAAAAAAGAAACTATATTAAACAAAATTCACGATGCAGGGCTTGAGTACAACGCTTGAGTTTGCTTTAAAAAAATAAAGAAAGGTGATATTAAATGGACAAACGAAAAATGACACCGCAAGAACGGTACGCGGAGAAGTACCGCCGACAATACAAGATGGATTGTATAACGAGGACGGAACAAGATATAATCCAAAAGCTCGACAGTGTTCCAAATAAAGCTGGTTATATCAAGCAGCTTATTCGAGCAGATATTGCGGCAAATAAAGGAAAGGAGTAAAACATTATGAAAATTTACACAGCAGATAAGGAAACGGGCACATTCATAGATGAATGTGAGGATATACAAGAAGCCAAAAAATTGATACAACGATACGAAGAAGAAGACAGAAAAGAAAACATTTATACAGCCGATTTTTACGATATAGTCAACGAATTTCACGAGACGATAAAACAATAAATCACAACAAATAAAGAAAAGGAGTTAACAAAAATGAAATATTATGAAGTTGCGGAAATAACCTTAAATCTCAATTCTAAAGGGTACGAAATGGGAGACGAGGAGAGCTCGTATATGGGCCCGGATTACAAAAAAGCCATTTATGTGTGCGATGAGGCCTTAAGTAATTGGGAGCGTCTTGATTACAGGGACAAAAAGGAAAGCGCAATAGAAGGTAGGATATACGAAATCCCCGATGATACAGATATAAACGATAAAGATGAAATAATTAACGCGATATGTGACGCGTGCGGATATGACACGTTTTTTTCACATTATCCGGAAGACGATTTTAAAAAAAGCCAAGAAAAAATAAACGCTCTTATAAATGCGTGAAAATTAAATCATTAAATAACAGACCCCACCGATGGCATTTGCCGCGGTGGGGTTTTAATTACAAAAAATAATAAAAAGCCCTTGACATAATCGTACGTCTATGTTATAATATAATCACAGTTAAGGAGGTGATAAGAATGAAAAAGCAAAATCAAAAGCCTACCGCCTTTGAAATTGCATATCTTGTTATCGAAGCAATAGTTGCAATCGCTACTTTGATAACGGCAATCAAATGGTGGTAGGCTACATAGAGGGGCTTTTGCCCCTCCCCCTTGCGGGAGTATATATAATATAACACATAGAAAGGAGTTTTACAAGTGTTCAATAAAAACTTTTGGCTGATTACTCTTTGCGCATTGCTTATAATTTCGATATATACCGGGCTTAATATATTTTCGAGAATTGCACTCGGTGCAAACGGCTTGATTATATTAGCCGATGTAATTATAAGTGTTCGCAGATTGGCAAAAGAGAAAAAGTGCAAAGAGAGCGATTAAAAACTCTCAGCACATCGCAAGTTTTGACTTGCATTTGACTTGCATTTTTTCTTTTAAATAGTTGCAAATGGCACAAAATAGCGCAAAAACGGGTGACATTTTGATAATTAAAAAACGCCGAAAACCCTTGATACACAAGGCTTTTCAGCGTTTTTTGTTGCCGATTTCAAAAACGGCGTTTTGGAGCGGGTGATGGGAATCGAACCCACTATCTTACATCACAAAATCGTTGATATATCAACGATTTTGCGGAATGCTGACTTGCATTTGACTTGCATTTTTATTTTTATTTCAAAGCTCGCCTCAGAAGCACCCAATATCTCGCCCATATTTCAGCGAAGATTTTCGGAGCGGAAAAGTCAAAAAGCGGAGCGGATATCCGAAGCCGTTTTTGCAGTTGACTGCAAAAACTTGTTGAATTTATCAATATCGCTTGATTCTTTTTCCTTAGAAAGATGTGTGTAAATTGAAAGAGTTGTCTTAATATCAGAATGTCCGAGTAATTCTTTTGCGGTTAAAACGTCTACGCCGGCATCGTACAGCATTGTTGCGTAAGTGTGGCGCAGGCAATGCGGCGTGAATGTGTCTATCGTCAAAGGCAGCGTTTTTCTACGGTCGGCAGCTGTGCCGATAAAGCACCCGTATTTCTTATTAAGGCACAACATATAACTATGCCAAAGTTTATCCCAAGCCGAATTTGACATATAACCGCCCACGGTGTTCGGGAAAACGAGCGTTGATTTTTTAGGTATATGTCGCATATAATCGGCAAGAATATCAGGCATTTGTATTATGCGATTTCCGGCAGCGGTTTTTGTGGATTTTACGGCTTTAGTTGGCGCGCAATAACTTTTATTTATTGAAATAGTTTTACTATCAAAATTCACATCGGACCAAAGAAGCGCGGTAAGCTCCCCACGGCGAAGCCCTGCAAACAACATTATCATTGCTGCCGGTTGTGCTCGGTGCGGCGTGTCGAGAATCCATGCCCGCTGTTCGGCGGTAAGAGCGGAGCGGCTCTTTGAAGGGGTGCCCGCCGGGACGGATAAAAGCTCGTCGACCGGTGAGCGGTCAATTATTCTGTTTGCGGCGCAATATTTAAAAAGTTGTTTAATAATGGCCGTATATTCAACTAATGTTTTACGCGATGTAGGCTTACCCGAATACGGATTGCAGGCGGCGAACGCATCAAGGACGGCTTGAACATCACAAAGCCGAATTTTTGAAATATCAAACTCGCCAAAATGCTGTACGAAGTGATCGAGCCTCTGACTAATGCACTTATACCAGCTGGCGGATACGGTGTTTTTCTTCGAAATTAAAAAGCGGTTTGCCCAAAAAGCAAAAGTGCGGTTTTCTGAAATCAAATCAACGCCGCGATGCAGCTGTGCACGAAGCTCCGCCGCCTTTTGGTCGGCTTCTTTTTGAGTTTTGCCGTAAACCGATTTGTATTTGCGTTTGCCGTCAACGCTGCCGACGTAAACTTGAACGACTATTCGCCCGTCGGCGCGGCGGGGGTTTGTTTTTTTCGGCATATTTAATCACTTCCGTTTGTTTTTTGCTTTACAAATTGAATAATCTCTTGTTTGCGCTCTTCGATACTTTGTTCCGTTTGTCTATCCGAAGAATAGCGGGCATAAATTACGCCGTTCATATTTCACCGCCTTTCAGCCGTTCGATTCGTCGAGCGGCTTTTTATTTTACAAGATACACCGTAATTTGCGCTTTTGTCTTTCCGTCGTCATTTTCGCCGCAAGCGTCGAGAATACCAACGATCTTTTTATGCTCGTTTTCGTTTATGAAGTTTGCGGCAGACTTCGGCAATTCGCCGACTTCTTCGTAAATGTCATTAAAAACGACGAAGCAATCGTCGGCGTCTTCGTATTCGATAGTTAGCACGTCGCCTTCGTCGCAATTTAACAAATTATCTTCACGCGTTGTATATTCATCAATTTTCTTTTTGATTTTCGAGAGGGAAAAACACTTCGATTCGAATATATCGAGCGGCTTATAAAAGCCGATCTTGTATGTGGCTTTATTATTGCTGACCGAATATTTGTTGAGATAACCGGACACACGCCAGCCGCGCTTTGTGTAATCGTTGAACATATCTTGAACCGTTCCGCGATAGATATATCCGATTTTTGCCCCGTTAAGATACACGGCGACCGCTTTTTCGTCGTGGGGGTTTTCGGGTTCTTGCTTGAACGTCAGCGCCTTTCCACCGTTACCGGGGATATGGTCGAACGCCCCGTCAAACAAACACAAAGATTCTTCATATTCATAGCAAAGCGCCGCACCGTCTGTAACGTCTTCAAATAAATTGTAATTTTTTTCGCCGTCCGGAACGCTTTTCTTTTCGGCCGCAGGAGCGGGCGCAACATTCGCGGCGGGAACGATCGCAGGAGCAGGAGCGGACACAGTATTTTTTGTGGCGGGCGCTGGGTTCTTTTTATCAAGATAAACAAGCGCCGCGCCGCCAGCAATTAAAAGGACGCTACCACCAGCCAGCGCCGCTTTATCATCTGTATTTCCAAACAAGCCGAAAAGACCGACAACGCCGAACGTGATTAAAACAATACCGATTATAAATTTCTTTCCCTTTTTCATAGTGGAATCCCCTTTATGTGTAATAGATCGTAAAAATATATACGTTCCCGCTGGGAGCGGGCAAAACAAACGTTATTTTGATTCGGTATGTACTGCACCGAAAATCTTTTCCCCTTCCGCAACAACGGAAGCGGCGTCGGCGGCAATGTTCGCGCCCGCCTGAACCCCTAAAAGAGTATCGACCGCGCCTTGCATATCAGGCCGCGCGCGATACGCGAGAACAACCGCCTTTTCCTTTTCGGAAAGCGCGAACGGCGCTTCGGAAGATTCGTCGCGGAATTCCGCAAGAATATCACCCACATTATATATATCGCATAATTGCATTAAGATTTCGGCGTCAGGTTGACCGCGGTTATTTTCCCACGCATTGACCGTTTTTCCGCTTTTACCTACCATAGCGCCGACTTGATCGGCGGTCAATCCGCTTTGTTCTCTTAAACGTTTTAACGCTTTTGCTATTGATTCACGCGACATTCTACACACCCCATATTTTTATATTGGTTTTTTTGCAGTACGGAGCGGCTAACCTTAATATATCCACTTGCTTTAAATTTCGCTCGTTTATAAGTTGTAACAGTCGCTCAGCCGTTGAACTGATTTTCATAAAATACCTTCTTTTTTCGGTGTGTTAACTACTTCCGTTTGTATTGTTCATTATGAATTGAATGATTTTTAATTTATTCTCTTCGCTTGCCGAACGGTAAAAAGCGAGGAGTGCTTTTTCTTGTTCGGTTATTAAGTCCGCAGCAGCCATTCTGCTTTGCGGCACATCTCTATCCATTAAATAATCAAGACTGACATTAAAAAAATCAGCGATAATTCCAAGTGTCTCATAATTTTTAGGCTCGCGTTCGCCGAGTTCCCACATCGCAACCGTGCTTGATGAAACACCTATTTTTTTTGCAAATTGTGCTTGCGATAAATGTTTTTTATTCCTTAAACGTTTTAATTGCTTACAAAATATAATTTTTACCCCCTTGTATTGTTCATTATGTATTGAATGATTTTTAATTTATTCTCTTCGCCTGCCGAACGGTAAAAAGCAAGTAGTGCTTTTTCTTGTTCGGTTAATGAATTTGCAGTATCAATTTCGCTTTGCGGTACATCATATCCCATGAGCCAAAGTGGATTAACGCGAAAAATATTAGCCAATGAATAAACTGTTGGGAGCTTTGGAAGCATTATATCGTTTGCATAACGACTTATAGTAGCAGCAGACATTCCAAGCTTTCTTGCAACGGAGTATGTAGTTTCGTCGGAGCTTGAAAGCAAAGCTGACAACCGAAGCGAAAACACATCTTTATTGATTATTAACCCGTTTTCTTTTTTTCTCTGTTTTATACGGTTGTGAATTTCCATTTAATCACCCATTTTCCGCATTAAAAATTCAAAACTTGGCGCGAAGTTCAACGACCTTGCCTATAATGCTTACGGGAAGCGATTCAATATCGTCGTTACTGTAAGTTTTAACTTCATAAGCCGGATTTGACGGAACGAGGTTTATTCCGCCGTTGAATTTCTGTACTTTTTTAATCGTTGCTTCGTCGCCGTTAACAAGTACTATCGCAACCTCGCCGCTCTCGACATCCGGCTGTTTGCGCACAATAACAACATCGCCCTCTTTTATGCGTGGTTCCATTGAATCACCCTTGATTTGTAATGCAAAATAATCACCTTGTCGTGCCATATCTTCGCTGATTTCTTCATAATCTAATATATTCTCGACAGCCTCCATCGGAAGCCCAGCGCGAACGGTGCCGAGGACTGGAACCTTAATTTGAGAAGATGAATTAGGCTCAACAATGCCTTTTTGATGCATCGGTACATCATACCCCATAAGCCAAGCTTCGTTAACTTTAAGTGCTTGCCCCAGTATGTAAAGTTTGGATTGTCGCGGCTCGACTTTACCACTTACATATTGACTTAAATCGTTTCTGTTTAATTTGATATCGTTTTCTTCACAGAACGGCGCCGCTAACCGTAATATATCGACTTGTTTTAAATGTCGATTATTCATAATTTGCAATAATCGTTCTGATGTCGAACTAATTTTCATATTATCACCTCATTTAATATATAATAGCACGCAATAAACAAAAGTTCAAGGAAAAAAGAAAAACAATTCAAAATAATTGAATTTTTGTATTGACACACACCGTAAGCAGTGATATTATAAGCTTGTTCAAGATAATTGAATAAAAGAAAGGATGTTGTAAATGACGTTTGATTATTCAAAGCTAAGTGGGCTCATCAATCAAAAATGTGCTACACGAGCGAATTTTGCAAAACTTATAGGGCTTTCCGAAAGGTCTGTTTCGCTTAAAATGAGCAGCAAAATTCAATGGAAACAAAATGAAATATGTCGCGCCTGCCAAATTTTAGAAATTCCTGAAACAGAAATTCCCGAGATTTTTTTTAAAGTAAAAGTTCAAAATATTTGAACTAAAGAAAGGAAAACGGTACGGTATGTCAGTTAAAATTTTTACAAAAAAAATAACCTCGTGGGAAAGCTTACCCGTGCTTTTAGACATCGAAACTGTGTGCTGCCTTTTGCAGTGTTCTGAAAATACGGCGATAAAGCTTTGTAAGAACGGGGAAATCAAAGGAAAAAAACTCGGCAATATGTGGCGAGTAAGCAGAGACAGTCTGCGTGATTTCTTTATGAATTAAAGGAGATTAAAAATGATTATCAGCACAACACTTGAAGCGTTAGGCATTGCGGCGTTGATAGCCGCTTATTATCACGAGGACAAATTTATTAAATTCGAAAGCGACTGCCGCGAAATATATCGCGCGTGCAAGCGTCAGGGAATATCGGCTTGTGACTTGTTTAAAATGATTTGCCGCGAGGAGCTGAAAAAATGATTTCGAATAAACGAACAAAAAATCGCAGAATCATTGCTCGGCACAATGACGACCCGGAAAAGAAAGAATATATTCCCGACCCAAATTTTCCGTATAGCATTTGCAAAACTTGCGCATTCCTATACAAGCCGAATCAATGCATGCAAATACAAATGTGCGTAAGCCTCGCCGACCAAGGCAAGCCGCGAGACAGAAACGCGACAAACGAGCATTGCGACACATACAAGCCGAAGAGACGAGAGGTTAAGCCGTGGTGAATGAAGAAGAGCTGCGCCCGTTCCTTTTTGAAAGCGACGAATACGGTTACCGAGTGAACATAAGGAATCCATATGTCGCAAAGCTGTTTATACGCTTCAGAGATAAGCTCGGGCTTCCGACATGGTGCCCGTGCAACGACATAGAAAGGCTCGAATTTGAGACGGCGGTTATACCGCTGCTCGAAAAAAAATTCGGAACAAAAGCCCCGAAAGTCAATGTGCCGCAACATATCAGAGAGCGGCTGCCGGTTAAGCTTGTAGCGACCCTCTACGGCTTAGACGAAGAATTTATGTTGAATTTAGAAAAAAACACAAAAAAATAGCCGCCCTGCGCAGCAACGCAAGACGGCCGCCCGGTAAATACCGAAGCAAATTCATGTATAAATAGTATATCAAGAAATTCGGTATTTGTCAAATTTTCAAAACGTCCGTTTGGGCGTTTGGCGGCCTTGTATTCTATCGTATCTTTTCGAACATAAAGAAGACGCAAACGGCTACAATGCAAAAGAAAAGGAAGTGACAAATACTTTGTTTTTTAATAATCAGTCAGTCAATCAGTCATTCGATGAAACGCTCGGAAAAATCAAAGCTCAAATTGAAATAGACAGTATCCCTGTTGAGCTTCTATTACAAGCTGAAGAACTTGCGGTTATCATCGCCGAGGTTATGAGGCTTCGGCAATCTGACGCGCTCAAGGTCGGAGGGGTTATACGCCCGGTCGGAGATGTTCAGGCTGTTTTCGCGAAAATCGAAAACGAGCACATCATATACGTGCTTGAGCATTACAACGAGGTGCCGTATCGAATACGAAATCCGAAACAGTACCTGCGCACGGCTCTTTATAACTCCGTTTTTGAAATCAACAACGCCGCTGCGAACCTATACAGCGCCACGGAAGGCGGGCGGCCATGAACAGAGAGAAGCGAACCTACTCGGGCAAGCTCCTTGACGTAGATTTCTACCCGGTTTTTTCGGACGGTCGGCGAATGCCATCGCGCAAACCGAAAACAAAGCCATCTACTGCCGAACAAGAAAAATACAACCGAAACAAAGCCGTGCGGGAATTCTGCCGGATTGTTAACGCAAATTTCGATGAAAAAGATTATTTTATGCATCCGACGTTTACGCCGCTTTCGGCACCCAAAAGCAGAGAGGAAGCAAAAAAAATCTTAGCGAATTACCGAGCGCGGGTTCAGCGACGGCGAAAAAAAGAGTTAAAAAAAGCGAAGCTTGCATTATCGGTGCTCCCGGAGCGGAAAGAGCTGAAAGAACAGCGAAAAGAGCTTGTTGAAAAAATCAATGTTCTGTCCCGACCGTTCAAATATGCATACACGATTGAAGAGGTCACATATAAGACGGGAATTCTAAAAGGGCGGACAAACTATCATTACCACCTGTTCATCACCGGCGGCTTGGATGACAGGCTTATGGAGAGAATGTGGGATAAGGGCGTTCGAGTTAACGTCAACAATTATCAGCCGGAGCGGTTCGGCCCGGAAACGGCGGCAAAATATATGCTTAAGAGCACGCCCGAAGCAGGAAAGAAGAAATACATCTGCTCGCGGAATATGACCCCGCCGCGAGTGCCGAATCCGTCAAGGCGAGACGGCAAAACGTCAAATCGCCAGCTTGAGAAATGGGCGAAAGAGCGAGTAAATGACGCGGAGTTTTGGGAGCGGAAATACAAAGGCTACCGATTCGAGCGTTGCTTCGCTCGGAAAAACCCATATAACGGGCATTGGTACATATCGGTGATTATGTATCGGGCGACAGAAGAAATGCCGCCGTGGACGCTCGACGATTGGGGGGTGTATGAGTAGCAAAAATCAACAAAATTTCGGAGGTATAAAAAAATGATAATCTCAGGAGAAGGCTCAAAAACAATGAGTGAGAGCGAAGAGCAAATATGCCTTTTTCGGTGGGCACAATGGGCTTGTTGCAAATATCCCGAACTTAAATTGCTGTTCCACGTCCCGAATGAGGGGAAAAGAAGCGTCTATACCGGAGCACGTATGCGTTCGGAAGGACTAAGAGCCGGCGTCCCGGATATCTGCTTACCCGTAGCGAAAAAAAGATATCACGGTTTGTTTGTTGAGATGAAAGCCGGAAAAAACAAGCCGACCGCAAACCAAATAGAATGGCTTTCGTCTCTCGAAGAACAAGGATATATGACGGCCATATGTTACGGCTGGGAAGCCGCGAAAGCCGTTATTGAAAATTATCTCAAGTAAAAAGGGTGGGAAAAATGATACACGAACTAAAAATCAAGCCTCAATATTACGAGGATATTAAAATCGGGCTTAAACCATTCGAAATAAGAAAAAACGACCGAGATTTCAAGCTCGGTGACATCCTTATTTTGAATGAATATAGCCTTGATGACAGCGGAGCGGGAACATACAGCGGCCGTGCCCTCACAGTAAGGGTTACATATCTGTTGAACGACCCTGAATATTGCAAAGAAGGTTATGTAATTCTCGGGATCATCCCGGTAGGAGAACGCCATGGATAAGATTTTATATTACGTAATAGCGGTCTTTTTGATAATAGCGGCTGTTGTGTTTTCAGCCGTCGCAATTAAAGCCATAATCAATTTTATTGTTTTTATCGCCGCGGCGGTAATAATGAATTAAGGAGCACAAAAAATGAAATTAAAGAAAATAGAGCAAATTCTAAAACGAAACAAAACGATAATACTCTATCATGGTCCGGATGATATACAGTTTTTGAGCGACGGAACGGCCCTTTACCCTATGTTTAATCTTCCGGAATTAACCAAAGAAAGCATATTTACAATGTTTGACATTCCGGAGGAAAAAGCATCTAAATTTCTTTTCGAAATACGCGCACTTTCTCAGTCGCTCGATGTAAATGTAAAAGACATCGACCCCACCGAAAATTTGCTCGAAAGAAGTAAAATATCGATTTGTTTAAACGGAATCGAGCTCGAACCGTTAAAGACATCGCAAGGGATTAAGTACATAAACACGCGATATTTGGAGCCATTCGCTGATATAGAAACAGGATATGAGATATACGAAAGAACAAGAGAAGACGGAATGCTGTATTTCGCAATTAAAAGCGGGCTCATATTGTGCGGTGTCGTGCTTCCGAGTTTCGGAGGCGAAAAGTTTATAAAAGAGCTGCTTAAAGAGATTTTGCAATACACTACCGACGAAGAATAAAAACATTCAAGAAAAGAGGAAAAGTCATGAACGACAATATTTTACACGCTATTGAATCACTTTGCTACGACATAACCACAAGCGCAAAAGCAGAAGAAAACCAAAAGAGAGCAAATGCAATTTTAGCTCTTGCTTTCGCCGGGAAATTAACGCCCGAGGAAATCGAAGAGGACTACACCGAGGCCGACTCCGCAGCAGGAGCGGAAAAAGATAAAATCAAAATCCCGAAACCCGGCGAGCAATTCGAGTATAACGGCGTTAAGTTTACCGCTCTCGGAGAGGAGCAGGGCGGCGTGCTTGCCATTGTTTCGGAGTTGCTTTTGCAGAGAATGCCGTTTGACGAAAGCCGTAAAAACGACTGGCGCACCTCCTCGCTTCGTAAACATCTTAACGGAGAGTATCTTGAACAGTTCAACCGCGGCGACCTTCTCCCGTTTGTATCGGACTTGACTGCTGACGATGGTATGAAAGACTACGGCACCGCCGAGGATTACGTTTTCCTCCTCTCGTGCGACCTTTACCGCAAATACAGAGAGTCTGTGCCGCGCTTTAAGAGTCGGTGGAGTACTCTTACGCCCTGGACCTGCACTACGGGATCCTCTCTCATGCGAGCCGTCAGTTCTAACGGCACAGTGGACACCAGCTTTTCGAGCATCATTAGCTGCGTAGCCCCCGCTTGTCTGTTCAATCACAAAATCTTTAAGTAATCTGCGCCGATAGGCGCGTATGGAGGCGGCAATATGGAAAAACACATTTTAACATACACGAGCGACGGCACCGATAAAACCGCCGTCGCAATTACAAAAATAAGAAACTCAGGCACCGACATTATAGGCGAGATTGTTTATACGGGTACCGACGAGGGCGCAGTTATCCTTGAGGACTTAATAGAGCACCCAGGTTATAACGCTCTTGCTAAAGAGGTTAAGGAACTCCGCGACGTAGCAGAACGGCGCAGAGAGCGCACAATACGAAAAGTAGAGCAAGCTCTCGGGTTAAAGCTCTACGATTGGCAAAAAGCATTTATTTTCTACAATAAACCCTACAATTACTATGTAAGCGGCTATAGAAAAACGGGAAAAACCCTTGCTCATTGCCTCCGTCTTTGCTTATCCGAGGGCGAGCCGATTATAGCGGCACTCACACCTCCCACAAGGGCGAAAAACGAATTTTTGCGCTATCTTGGCGAGGACGGCTGCTCCATATACCGCTCGCAATTCTTTATAAATGAGTTGCGACAAGTTTATAACAAGCTCCTCGCGGCGGGAAATATCGACCTCCGCGAGATAACATTTAAGAGGTAAATATGGAAAGTATTAAAATCGAAAAAGACGGCTCTGTATCTATTCCTTACCCTGGCAATATGAAAATTACGGTAGAAATGACCGAGGGACTCTTTGAGGAGTTTTTGCAATTCCGAAAAAGCAAAGAC